GTCTACAGCCCATAGGGTCCATGTTCCTGGATCTACTAATCCTAACGCAGACATTGCCCTCTCATAAGGGACGTCGAAACTCAGGGTTTCATTGACGCTGTCTAGTGTTACATAGCTAGAGTCCAAGTTTACTGAAGTAGTTCCACTGTAGTTGTAGAGCGTAACTAGTGGTGTATATCCGCTGGCAGGGAAGAAGTTGCTAAGGTCGGCATCTGTGCCAGCCGAGCTCCAGGTAGAAGTTGCAGTCTTAACAACAGTAATGTCGTAGTCTGCATCAGCTGCCAGCACTGGCGCTTTTGGAGTGTAGCGACGTGCCCTCGGTGTGTCTACAGAGAACACCTTAGACTTACGCCGAGCATTGTCTGGGTTAACAGTTTTAAGGAAGAGGTCAATCTCGTACAGACCGGTGCGGAGCTCGTCAATAAACTCTTGGTTGTCAAGAATGGTATAAGAGACGCCCTGACGTGACACAGAAGTTACACGCTGAGGAAGCTCGCAAGCTTCGTCTCCAGCCCAGAGCCGAGCAAACTCAATGGCTAGCTTTCTAGCTGCCATCTTTCCTGCTACTGGAACTGGAATTCCATATGAGTATGTAATTTCAACGTTGCAAGGAGTCCAAGGAGTTCCAACACGAACGTGAATTGTTGAGTGGTCTACCAAATAGTAGCTGGATGGATCTAGTACAGTTCCAGTCTTGTTTCTTATAGCGTGGATTTTTGTAACTGGTCGTCCGCGGAGTCTGATTCTTGCGTCTGGGGAGAGACCGTCAGAGACCAACTCAGAATACTCGTCATAATCGCCGGACGGAATATTGTATACGTCACCGCCGAATAGTACAGGACTGTTAGTGCGATCGGAAGGGCCCATTCTATTGTTGCGAAGGGTGCATGTGTAACGTTCTGTGACAGTTGTGACTCCTGTATATTTACGGCCAGACATGGCCCAAAGTAAGTTAGAGGCTACCTGTACGGCTTCTTCAGAGTATTCCGTGTAAGCGTAATCTCCAAGCTCATCGGCTTGAATCCACAAATTAGAGTTAGTCATTTTGCCTCTCTATAATTTTAACGGGTGGCAGCTCAAGCGAATTTGCTCAAGCGGCCACCCGTAAAACTGCCTACAGCTTAGCTAGCTGTTGGGTTTTCGTTTGCCTGTACGATGAAGTCAATGTCATTGTCGGCATTGTAGTTTACGTTTCCAGGCACGTTGTAGTTCATGTCTGGGCTGGTGTTAGCCAGTACCGTAACTGGGGTTGGGCTTGGGTAGCTCTCAGTTACAGAGTTAGCTACCGTTACACGAGCCGAGGAACCAACGCTGAACGAAGTAACGTCAGCGGTGACAGCTGTGTTGGTGTAGCTAATGGTGTTCGTAGTAACCGAAGCAACCGTCCAAGTACCGTTAAACAGGGATCCAATATTCTGCACATAAACCGTGTCGCTTGCAGCAATGTTGTGTGCAGCGCTGAAGGTAAGGGTTGCAAGAGTGTTGGTGAGGGTAGCAGCAGCGCTGTTAACAGTAACAGTTGAACGGCTTGACAGAGGGGCAGTTGGCGAGGTAAAGACAACCTGGTCAGTGCTGTTGTCGGTCCAAGTGTAGAATCCATTGAGTCCGGATGGAGCCCAGCTTGCACGTGCGTAAGCGTATGGACGCTCTGCAGCAACTGGGAACTCCCAGCGGCCGTCGATACCAGCCTGGAAGTTAGGGTTACCTAGACCATAGCCTTCGAAAGTGTTTGCAAGCATACCGTTTTCAATGACACGGTCGCCTGACTGACGCATCTTTACAAATGGGAATACCCAGTGGAAGTAAGGCAGCACAGCTGCTTTCTTACCATTCTTGATTGCGTGTGACCATACTTCAATGGCAACACCGTTACCAGCTGGGTCATCGCCAACACCAGGAGATGCCCAACCAATTGACTTGTTGTTTGGATCCTGGGAAGTACCAAGGTTCTTGCGAAGAAGAAGACCACCGGAGAGCAGCTGAGATAGCTCTGGGTCTGGCTCACAGATAGCAAGCTCCATGGTGATTCTCTTTAGTGTGTCGGGAGCCTTGTAAGTGACGCAAACGACACCATTAGCGCCCTTCTCTGTGATCTCGTCGCCCTCTTCGTATTCAGGGGTGAACGAGAGTCGCATGAAGGCGGAAGTGGTGTAGCTGTCAGCGCTTCCCGTTAGTAGATTTCCAGCAGCATCTAGGCGGGTGACACGGATCGACACACCCTGAATGCTGGCTGCATATTCTTGAGTAGCCATCTAGCTATTCTCCTTATGTTTGTTAGGCTGTCAGGTCTACCCGGACAGCGAGGTGGATGGATGTGTCAAAGTAAACCGCGGCTGGGCGGATTGCTTTGAGACGCATGTCATTTTGGTTGCCATTGACATCAAAAGCTTGGCTTAAGTTGTCGTTTACGATATCGACATTGCCGACATAAGTCTTGACAGTGCCGGTCGCGTAAATCCATTTGTTAGTAGCAGAAGCGGTAGCTCCAGCATCTCCGTCTGGTCCGGTGCCTGAATAGCCAGAACCGACAACAACAGGGGTACCTCCAAGAGTTTGAAGGTGCTCTTTTCCTTTGTCGTGGAAGAGCATGTTTGAGTTGCTAGAGAGAATTGCAGCAACGTCTCGGGTCATGTGAATTATTCCCTGCTCTCCACCGTGAGAAGCTGAGCCAATTGTGTACTCAAGCAGAGCTAAAGCACGCTTTGCTGAAAGAGCTGTTCCAGAGTTTAGAACCGTAACAGTGTTAGAGGTGAGAGCCTTGTTGTCGTGGCTCTCTCCTTTACGGATGTCTCCGTCCCAGAGTTCGGCTTCCATAGCCTTCTGGGTGACACCCTCGAGCTGACGGGTGATTCTTGCAATTCGGTCAAGTCCGATAAAACCTAGAGTTGAGCGAGTTTCCTCGACTTCAATGAAAAATGGCTTAATGTCATCGTAATAGTTGACAGTAGCGCCACTTACAAGTTGTGCTTCTGTAGTGTCAGTGTCATCCCAGTTTGACACATTCTGAACAGTGGTTTCCCATTCCTGGGCAAATCCTCGGATCCAGCGGTCCTCGTCGGCTGAGTTTTCTGGCTTGACTACAGCAAGTAGACCAAAGGCGGAGGGCAGAATTAGTGGTGCCTCTACTACGCCGTTATTGGGGAAAGCCATCTTTTTCCTAACTTAAATCTTTTAGGGGGTGGGCGCCCCCGGGGCCGAAGCCCCGGGAGCTAACCCGTTGTTGCTATTTAGTTTTTAGAGCTCGATAGCAGCTGCGGTTGCGCCACCAGTGGTGTCGCGTAGAGCAGCAGCAACACCGTTGACCGAGATGGTCGAGGTGATTGCTAGAGACTCGATACCAACCTTGGCAACGTTCTCGAAGGTCTCAACGAACATCTTGTAGTCGTTGGTTCCTACGAGGGAGCTGTCGCGGATGATACCTAGGTCGAGAGTTCCACCATCCAAGAATAGGAAGGTTCCCTCTGCGAACAAGTACCATACGAAGCTGTCTGGGAACTCTACGAGTGCAGTTGCACCCTGAGAACCAAACGGAGTTGCGTCTGGAGAAGCTACTAGGTCAACGTTGATGGTTGACAGGTAGCCGTTGATCTCGGCCTGTGATACAGACAGAGTGCTGTCTCCTGGCATTGCCAGAGTCAAGTCAGCTGCCATTGCGTCGTATACCCAGGCAGGAATAATTGCCTTGAGTACGGCGTTTGGAGCTAGACGGTGACGTGAACGGTAAGCAGCAGCTGCACGACGAAGCTGTACCAGGAAGTCACGACCAAAACCGATTAGGGAAGTGGTGGTAACAGCGGTAGAGCCAGATGCAATGTTGCTGAGCAGGTTCTGCTCTGCCTCACGTGCGTGCTGCACAAGAGCTAGCTCGTTGTGGCGAGCAATCAACTCTGGGTAAGCACGAGTCATGAGGTTACCGAACTGCAGCTGTAGAGTTACAGCGTCGGTTGAGACGGTGTTCTCGGCAGCAGCTGAAACAGTCAGGCTGGTCTTGGTGTTTGAGTATGGGGCTGCATCCGTAGCTGCGGTCCATACGCCAACTGCGTTAGCGTAGGTTCCAGCTGCGAAGCTTGGTGGGGTTACGAAGCGGATACCGCCGCGGTCTGCCTGGAAACGTGGCAGAGCGTCGCGTACCGGACGTACAGTGGTTGAGCCAATGCCGAAGATGTCGTAGCGAACCTCGACTGGAGCTGCGTGGCCACCAGAAGCGGTAAGTGCTTCCTGACCTACAACTGCCTCGATCTTTGCGGCGTTTGCCTCTGCGTCAGTACCGAGGAATCTCTCCTCTGGGTACTGAGTGGTGAAGGAAGCAACAATGTGCTGCTCTCCGTCTCCACCGTTTACACGACGAAGAGAGTGTAGTCTCTTCTCCATGGCGCGAGCAACCTCTGCCATGTCCTGAATTGTGCTTCCCGCGGTGTAGCCAGGGATGTCAGCACCAGCGGTGATTGCCACTGGAGCCTCGGTAACCTGAACTACAGGCTGGCGGTCAGCTGGAGCCTCGAAAGGCTTCTCTTCTGCGGCGCTCACTAGTGCCTGCTCCTTCTGCTCTTCTACGAGAGCGGTTGATGTTTCAATTGTTTCTTCAGAAGAAAGCTCTGCTGCTGGTTCTACCTCTACGGCTGCTTCTGCAGACTCTTCGGTAGAAAGCTCAGTTGCCTCTTCTGTATTGGTCGATAGTTCAGAACCGTCTTCCTGATCGGTTGATGCTTCGTTTGCAGACTCCTCTACAACTTCGGCTACTGCCTCAGTTGCAACCTCTACGTCTGCTGATAGCTCGGCTTCTGCAACAGGAGTTGCATCTGCACTTACCTCAGCGGCTGGCTCACTAGAAACTTCCTCGGTTGCGGCCTCGTTCTCGGCGGATGCCTGAATTGACATCTCATCCTCCTTCTTTTCCTCTTCCTCGGACTCTTCCATGGGCTCTTCCATTTCGGCTTCTGGTTCCATCTCCACAGGCATGTCTTCAGCTGGAGCTTCCTCCGCTGGCATGTCTTCTGCTGGAGACTCTTCCTTCATAGCCTCGTCTTCGGTCATAGCCATTTCTTCTCCCTTGTCGCCATAGCCCTCGCCCTTGACACGGGCAGCTGCTTCAGCGGCCTTTGCTGCAAGCTCTGCAGCAAGAGCTTCGCGACGAGATAGCTCGCCACGAACAATGTCAAGAGAGTCGGCTAGCGACGTCATAGCATCAACTGTCTCAGGAGTAGGGTCTTCACCCTCGACCATTTCAAACTGGCTGATAATCTCTGCCTGAAGCTCTGCGACTTGCTCGTCGCCAAGCTCAGCGATAGTATCAAGCTGAGTTTTGATTTGGTCGTACACTGTACCTCCTAGGCCAGTTAGTTTTTGGACGTCAAACGCCCGTGATTACAGTCAAGGTTGAGGGACTCCGCGCTCATGGCGCGAGGCGCTCCACCTACGGATAATTTTACCGTATTTTTTAGGTAAGTAGTCGAAGTAGCTTACTCATCTCGGACTGAACCTCTCCCTGAGAAAAGACATCAGCACCTGACATGTAAGACTTTAGCTTTTGGGTAGCTATATCTGCGTCTTCCTTACCAATCTTTGATTCTACCCTGTCAATCATGCCCTCTATTAGGTCTTTAAGACCTACAGGCAGATCGCTATATCTAACTTTTTGGGCTTCTTTACCAAAAGGTAGAGGTAGATTTGCAATAGTTTTTCCTAGCTCAGCTGCGGTGAGACGGACATTCTCTAGAGCTTCCGGGTTAAGCGCTTGAGCGTCGAGTCGATCAATCATTCCTAAAAGCTCGGAGCTTGCGGCTGCAGAGGCAGCATAGTCTCCTGCAAAGTCTAGGTTTTCAGCCTCTTCTACTCTTTTTAGAGCTCGAGAAAGGCCAGCAACACCTAGGTCTTGCTTTAGCCGAGCTAGAACCTTTCGGTATTTGCCTTTTGCATCTCTAGGTTGATTTACGCCTGAAACATACTTAATGCGACCATCTTCATCGCGAGTAGGTGCAGACTTAGCTTTTTTTACTTCTTCGGCGGCTTTGATCTCTTCCTCAGTTTGCTTATCGGCTTCTTCTTTGACTTCTTTAAGCTTCTTAAGCTCTGCCTCTGAGATCTCATCGGCTTTTGGGCCGGCAGCCACCACCACCTCTCGAACATAGGCAGCAGCAGTTGTAGAAGTCCACTCTTCTGGGATTAGATCTTCTCTACCTAGAGCCTTTGCTCTCTTAACGATATGCTTCTTAGCAAGCTCGATGTCTTTTGCGCGACCGTGAGCCTTGATTGCACGCTTTAGATCTTCCTCATTTTCGATTGGAAATGATCCATCTGGAAGTGCAAAACCTTTTTCAGCATACTTCTCGCGAGTCTCTTCCGAGTAATCTCTAAACTCGCCAGTTGCGGCTGCAGTAATTGCTGCACGCATAGCAGCTACCTTCTCTGCAGCTTCCATTGAGTCAGCGTGTAGCCAGTGGCTAGGAATTAAATCGGCTTGGCGTAGCTTGCGAGCACGCTTGATGATGTGCTTGCGAACAGCCTTGCGCTCAGAAGCTTTCGAACGACCATAAGCCTGAATTGCATTCTTTAGGTCGTCGACGTTGCGAATTGGATATGAACCGTCTGGCATTGCTTTGCCTTCTTCAGCAAGAGTCATGCGCTCTTCCTCGGAAATCTTGGCAAGCTCTGCAACAGCAGCTGCAGTTAGGGCTTTTTCACGCATTTCAGCAGCACTAGCGGTAATAGCCTCTAGGTTTGCCTCACGCATTTTCTTTTTTGCTTCCCTGACACGACTCTTTAGGTTAGGCGCTGTTGCAGAAAGCTGACCTAGCATGTCTGCTTTTGCAACTAGTGACCCGACTGCTCTGCTCTTCATAATTGCAAGCTCGGAGGCACCAGCGGCAACAAGAGCCATAATCTTACCGGATGCAACCATTGCCCGAGCAATTGGGAATCCCGGAACATTTACCTGGCAAACTGCAACGAGCTCCAAAGAGCCGTTGATTGGACGCCAGTCTCCAGAAGGGGCAGAAGCACGAAGTGCACGAACCTGCATCTCATCTACGTCTGGACGGAGGGATCCAGCGCACCAAATGCCGTACTCGTCTTCTCCCATGTGAACGTCTGCTACTGCAGAGGCGGTGTCGTCATAGTGCTTAGCAGCTGCGGCAGCATCTACGTTTAGTGGGGCGTGTCCGCCAGCAAGGGTTAGCTGACCTACAGGAATGTCCATTCCCTCGGCAGTGTGAATTACGCCTGTGTGGAAGTAAGCGTACTTGCTTCTTGAGCGTGGTGGCTTAGTCGAGCGTGGTAGACCGATGTGGCTGACGTGCCATGCTGCAATGTGGCCGTAGATACGACCATCTTTGTCCACGGTTAGTGGAGTTGGCTTTGTCAACTTCGGGTTTTCAAACCATGAAGCTGGAGGAGTAACTGGAATTTCTGATTCCAGATATCCTGAAGCAATGATTGGCTCGACGTCAGCAAAGGTCTCTAGAGACTCTTCGTAAACGCCGTCTTCTGGGGTCACAATATCCTCCTGATCCCCTGATTCTTCAATGAGAATAGAGCATTCTTGGAATGCGGGCTTAGCTACAATTGTAGCAGCCATGATTCGGGCCTTATTGATAGTTAGTTTGTCTTTGCCGTATTCTTGACCATCATCAGCAGTTTCTTTTGATGGCTTCTTGTCTTCTTTTGCCTCGAACTGGTCAAGGTCAACAGAAACTCCACGCAGGAATCCGTGACGGACTAGACGCTCTGCTTCACGTCCGTATGGACCGCTGTCAAATACTCCGTAAGCATTCCCCATTCCGCCATCTACACGCTCGATGTAGTCAATTCTACCAACCACAACTGATCCATCGTGTCCCTGGCCAGTCTTAATCTGCCAAAGTAGTGGAACTGGTAGCTCCCTCATCGAGATAGCGCCTTTGTCAAACTTGCGACCGTCTCCCGACTCTACTTCTTCCGGGATAAGCATTGGAATAAAGAATCTCGCTCCATGAGCAGGCTTAGGGGCAGCTGCTACTAGACCAATTTTTTCTCTGGCATCGGCCGCTCTAGCTGCTAGCTCTGCACGCTGAATAATAGCTGCATCAAATTCTTGCTCACTTGCAAAAAGGCTGGCTGAAGCCTGACGACCGCGCTTTTTCCCAACGTTGAACTTGCTTCCGGTATATACACCAGTAACTTCTTTGTGACGAAGTTGGCAATATCCCTTAGCGCGTGGCCCCATGTACTTAGAAAGCTGACGGACACAACGAGTCCAGTCGCCAGGGGTACCCCAACGAATCTTGAGGGCACCTTTGCCACGAGTCCAGTAGCGTCGAAGTGCTTCGGCGTTTCCACGGTTGCGATCGAGACCTCCAGCTGATAAAAGTGGCTCTACAACTGTTTCCCAGAAAATCTGGAAGTTGTAAGCCGAAGAGTTAATTCCCCGATCTGCTTGACTTAAAACATCGTTTAGAACTTCTTTGTCACTAAGCTCCACTACTGGTGGTGGAGTGGCTGATTTAAGGTCCAGAAGAATCTGATCATTTTTTACCCACTTGCCATCTTTTCTTTCGTAAAGGACAGGGGTGGTGGTTTCCTTCGTTTCTGGAACAATTGCAACAATATCCATAACAGCGCTTTTGTCGTCCGGAGAGACAATGGCTAGGTACTTGGCTGAAATGTCTGAAGATTCTGGCGTCTGTGTGCCTTCTTTTTGTGGTTCGGCTGAAGACTGAATTGGCTTAAATCTTTTTCTTTGATTCACAACCCAAGCGTCCCAGTTTCTTAATAAAGATGACAGCTCTTGCTTAGTCATTGGAGGAAGGGTTCCTGGCAGCTGAGCTTTTGGCATATTGGAAGGTGTTCTAGGCTCAGCTAAAATTCCAGAAACATCAAGCGGCTCTTGACTCAGAGGGGCCATTAGTCTTTTAGTCGGCTCGGCTTTTCTTTCTTCAGTTTGATTGGCTGGTACTGTTACAGTTTCTCCGTTAGCATCTAAAAGAACATCAACGGTGCCGTCTTTGCTATTAATAGCAGTTATTTCGCCTTTACCGCGGCTATAGTCTCCAGAAATAACAACTTTAGTGCCAACTTTAGCAAATCTTCCAGAAGCATCCCTTGGTTGACCCTTAGCCAAAGCCGCTCTCTCTTCTGGAGTGTAGTTTCCATCTTGATTTGTAGGGTCGGTAGTGCCTGCTGCAGTCAATACTCTGTCAATCATGGCAAAGTCTTCTTCTGCAAGGCCCTCGGCCATAAGTGCAGTCTCTTCTGGATCAATCTCTTCTAGAAGAACTGGTTGGAATGGACGCTCTTGGAAGAAAGCAGAAATAATAACCGCTGAAGATGGGTCAATTAGAACGTGCTCGACTTCTACGTTGTCTTCCGGGTCATCCAGGGCTTGATCGTAGTAATAAACGTCGCCATCAACGTGCCCCAGGTCGTCCCAGCCGAAGTCGTCCCAGATAGAAACCGTTCCATCAATGTCGATTTTATATAAGCGGTCAATTCCAGAACCGTCCATGCGAACACGAGCCATAAACTCTGGACCAACATTAGCGTCCAGCTCATGTGCAACCTTGAACGGGTTTACATCAGAGTCATAGTTTCCAAAACCGTAAGTATCTAGGTGGTCTTCGTACCCTGGAAGCATGTAGCCACCAGCAGTGCGTGCTTTTCGGTTTTCTCTTTCAACAATTGCGCGAGCCCATCTCCATGCGGCGTCGCCACCCCAAAGGGCCCAGGCGATGCGACCATTCGATGGAAACTTGTCTTCGCCTGGAGCCCAGCCTTTACCCTTCTTGTCTACTTCGTGACGAGGGAAATATTTAGCAATGTGTCTAACTTTGCGAATTCCTATTTGACCACCGCGAGCAAGAGTGCGAGCGGTGTTAAGGCCTACTGGAGTTCCACCACGCTTGTACTTCTTTCTCCACTCGAGTGCCTTCTTAGCTTCTTCAACAACTCCCTCTGGAATTGTGTACATTCTGTCCCCGGAAGCGGCGATTGGAGAGATTTCTGTAAGCGCGGCGTCTGCAAGCTCGACTACTGAATTAGAAAAAGCCTGCTTAGCTGGCTTGTCTGGCAGTGCAGCTAGTCTCTGTGCAATTTCTACTTGTGAAAAGTCAGCAACAAGATTAGTGTCAAAATATACTGCAGCGTATTTTCCTTTTTTCTCAAAAAAGGCTAAAGAGTCGTCAGCGCCAACGAATTTAAGCAAAAGATTAGTCCTCTACCTTTAGGTCTGTCTCGGACACATAGTCAGAGGCAGAAATAATTTTTTCGGAGTGGTCTTTCAAGATATCGAGGGTGAGCTCGCCCTTATCGTAGAGCTTTACAGCTTTGTGCTCATTCTCGTAGTCATCGAAGTCAAAGTCTTCGGTAATAATTATCGGGTCTGTATCCCAGTCGAGCTGGTAGACGTCGTGCTTTGCCAGACGGTCAAAAATCCCGGCCTCTTCTTTGTCAGTGATTTGCCAGTCATTGTCTGCTCGAACCGACATCCCTAGCGGAAACCAGCAAATAACCGAGTCAATTGACTCAGTGGAGGGGTCTACGTAGAACCAGACATCAATGATGCTGCTTTTTGCCATTTATTTCTCTCTAACCGTAAAATAGACCAGGGACGTGGCTATTTTCTATTTTACACTGATTTTTTGTATTGTTGTTCTATTGACCGTATAATTCGCGGTATACGATCTCCGAGGTGGCTTCCGGCACCTGGAAAATTAGTTGGTCTAATTCCTCATTAGAAATTTTGGACAAATCTACCTCTATTTCCTTAGGCTCGCGCTCTCCGGAAAAGTCTTCAACATAGTACAAAACCTTGGTTTGGTGCCTTCTTTCGGGCTTTTCCATTACTGCCCCTCCCGTTCTTCTACCCTAGCCAAAAACTTAACAAATTCCTCGGAAAAATCGTCTTCAGAGGTCAAAGGGACGCTCTTCATAATGTAGGAAATTTCTGCAAAAATACGGGCCTCGAACTCCTCGGAGGGCTTTACATATTTTGGATACTTGATCCAGTTAGCATCCGGGTCCCAGGTCTGCCCGTCCTTGCTAAAAAAGTCATAGGGCTTGGCAATAGAGCCCAAATAACCAAATTTGCGAGAGTACTCTACGTACCGAGGGTCAGGTCTTTTTTCTAGTTCTTCTGCCATACGCCACTATCCTTGAAATCCTGGTGGAACCATCATATCAACCATACTTCTGTCCAAAATAACCAAATAGCTCTCGCCGGAGTTCATCACAATTTCTACACCCTGGTATCCTAACATACCAGCCAAAATAGAATGATTCTCACCGCGCTCGTTTAGGCCCATTTTTAACTTTAACAGCTTAACTTGACTGTCTAACTCCGAGCCCTCTAGGTTGGGGTCAATCTCATTCAAAACAATTTCTTTTAGTAATGTTTTTCTTAGTTCATCGTAGAACTTGTTTATGTCAGTGTCATTATTATTTTTTACAGAGTAAATGTTTCCATCTTTTGACCAGCTGCTTTCTAGGGATACATAAACGTTTGCATCTGGTTTTGCACGCATTTTTGCAGTTGTTCCGTACCCACGAGCTGTGCTTTGATTGTTTGATGAATACTGACCGTCTCCGTAAATTCCATAACCATACCACGGCATGTCAGCAGTCCTAAACTGGTTATGCATAAGCCAAGCCTCGGATTCGCTATTAGCTGAAACTCCTCGGTAAATAGTGTATTTATCGTTTGGAATGCTGTCAACAGTGTCTGGCTTTTTATCTGTAAAACCAAAAATTCTTGCTAGTTTGTGGACCCTAGCGGCTCCGTATTTGGCTTTTTTATTATATTCAGAGCTTTCTGGCCCATTAAATTCAGGAGTGATTACATTTTGATCATCAGCAAGTATGCCATCAACAAATTTAAAGAAATTATTTTTGTATTGTGGGTAGTTGTCTCTCCATTTTTTGTTCAGTTGGGCCTTCGTTAATCCTTTAGAAGACAGCAGCTCTAAAAATTCCGGAGAAGCGTCCCCAGTAATCAAGTATTTGGCATACTGCTCGGCGAAGCTTTCGGAAACGCTTTCGTCACCATACAAGCTGGTCCCAGCCTGAGAGACATTAAACTTCTTAAAGTCATCTTCTAGGCTCTTTCTTCCAGAAGACTTTCCGTCTCCCCAGAGCTTATACATCTGAAGGTGTCCGCTTTCGTGGACAATTAGATGCTTGTAGGCAAGGTCCTTTGTGTCTATATCAGTCGAGAAGAAATCGGAAGGTCTGTCCGGCCTATTTAGCATGGTCTCTATCTTCTCGGGGAATAGGTAGATTCCATTACCACCTAGGAATGTAAAGGCAACCTCATCTCCGCCAAGCTCTGATGTCACTGCTTTTGGAGCAGCGTTTGAAGCTTCGGAAAGAACATTTACTGAAATCTTGTCCTTGTTAAATCTGAATGCTCTTGCTGCAGCAATACCTGCTTTAATTTGAGCTGCGTCAACCTCATTCACAATAGGAGTTAGAACTCCGTCAGTGCGCTTTCCGTCCATGTACAGATTAATTTCGGCATTGTCCGTGTTGGATGAAATTCTAATGAAGGACTTGGTTGGGTCGCTGCTTCTTTCGCGGAGGATTGAAGCAACTTTTCTGCTAGCTCTATAGGTAGCCTCTTTATCGTGCGCTCCCTGAACCAGGAACTCATCCTTAAGCTCTTTGAAAAGTCTGTCGCTTAAAGCAACAGCTCCTTCAATGTCCCAATCGGAGTCAAGAGCTCTGAGAATTGCATCAATTCTTGGCATCTTGGTTCTGTATTCGGTAGCGGCATCTGCTCTAAGTTCATTTGCCGTTTTAGGGGTAGAACCGGTTCGTTTTTTATTGTGGAAAAATCCTCTGACAAGTGCTAAACCTCTAGTGTCTAGGAATCTGTCATTTTTTACTAGCATGTCTAGCGTTGTCGGATCGTACTCCTCGGATGCATTCAGACTGTCATAGTCAATTTGTAATAAATCTCTAAGGGCTTTTGCGTATGCTCCCTGGTCCCCGCTTCCGCGGGCATCTCTAACAGCAGAAATTTTTGCTTCGAACTCGTCTAGGTCAGCGTTGGCAGAAATTTTGTTGAAAAGCTGTGTTTCAATCGCTTTTAGATCATCCCAGCTAGGATCTATTGGAGTAGTACGAGGGCGACCAGGACCGCGCTTCAAGTCTCTTAGCTTTGAAAGATCGAAGTTCTTACCTTCAAGGCTCTTTGCAACTCTAGGCTTAGGGGCTGAATCCGGTCCCTTGTTTGAAGGGCCAGAGACAGCCCTATCTATTTTGGGACGCGGCTACTCTCTATCGGTACCAGCTCTAGCTGCTCGTCTCCTTGGTCATCCAACCAAACAACAGCCCAGGCTTCGGTTCCATCTTCTGGGTCTGTAACAATTTGAGCCTCTACGAAGGTTCCAAGTCTGTCACCATCTTCGTCTGGCCAAACATCTCCGGCCTCGAAGTCCTGAATATTTCCTAGAGCTGTCTCCTCGGCCTGTTCTTGACCCGATACCCCTTGGCTTCCTAGGTATGGGGCGGCTGCGTCTTGATCTGCAGTGCTTCCTACTTGGTCATCTTCTAGGTCTTGGTTTTCATCGTCCTGCCTTGCTTCGTCTCCGAAGTCGAAGGAGAATCCACGCAAGTCACGAAGCTCTTGTCCTTGTACGTTTCTCTTGTAATCCGTAGGTTCTGAATCTTTGTCATGAAGATTTAGATCGTTGTCTAGATCATCTCCAAGGACATCCATTCTGTTTGAGCGAAGAAGTCCAATCTGGTTGTCTCCGAATCTAACAAAAACGGCGTCATCATATCCGTCTACATCTGCACTTCTAACATCTATAACATTTCCAATAGACCACTCGCCAACATTGTTCCAGTAACGTACTTTGTCTCCCTTTTTAACGATGGTTTTACCATCTTTGGAGGCAAACGGCCTTCTAAGTATGTCCCTAAGGTCAAAGCTCTCCGTTAGAATTTTTCTTTCTATGTTATTTGCAAGCGGGGCAACTTTTTGACCTAGAGGAGTTCCATTGAACTTAGACTTGATTCCAGCTCTAAGGGTATTGATAAGAAGGTTTCTAGACTCTTCAGTGTCTGGTAGACGCCCAAGAAGCTGAACCATTCGGGCTTCAAAAATCGGTAAGTCGTCTTGTTCTATTGCTTCCCAGGCGGAGCCAACGAAGCTTTGCAACTTAGTACCACGTGCCTGTCCGGACTTGTTATATTTCTCTGCGCGACCTTCTAGATACTTTTTCACTACTTCGTCTGGAGTAAGTAGCTTAAACGAAGTCTTATTTAAGTCTTCTAAAGCTACTTCAGTGCCTTCGGCTCTCTGGCCACGGTAATATCTAATTCTATCCGCGAGAGTCTTGTTATCTGCCCAGTAGGCTTTATAAACTCGATTGTCTTCGCCATTTTTTCTCTTCGGAGCTTCTGGACTGGTTCTACCTAAAATGTGGTCTCTGAAAACGTAAACGCCGTTCTTATCCCCATAAATGGATGCAAAAGAGTCTTTGTAATCAAAGTGATAGAAAGTCTGGGTGTCACCATTTGAATCGGTAAATCGGTAACGTTCCATGTACTGGTTACCGTGAGTTTTAGCTACAGCAACTTCGTACTTATAGACACTTCCGTCTTTATCGGTAAAGTCTCCACGCTCTAGAACAATGTGATCGGTCTTATCAACTCTAGCTTGCGGATTGTTTTCTAGTAAAGCGTTGTAGATAGCATTTGGGTCTTCAATCTTTTTTCCGCGCTTACCAAATACAAGGCGTCCAGTATCAGGATCTATCAGCTGATCAATCTTAACGTTTTGCATCTGCTCGAGAGGTGAAATATTGGCCGGAATGTCTTTTCCATCATCTTCTCTGCCTTTAGGAATTTTTATAGCTTCTTTTGGCTTTGACGGAGAGGGTTTTGATTTAGTTCCTGGTCTAGGAGCTGTTGCTGGCTTCTTCGCAGTGGAGTCTGTGCTGTCTACGGTAGGTGTAGGTGTAGGTGTAGGTGTAGGTGCTTTGGAAGTTGGCGCTGCGGTTGGAGCCGGCGCTGCTGGAATGTCAGAGCTTTTCTTTTTAGTTTTTGAAACGTAGAGACCTTCGTTTCTATCAATAGCTTCGACCGTAACAGAGCCGTCTTTCTTTTGTATCGGGTAAGAAAAGCCTGGCCTACCTCGAGAGTCTCTAACTTGTTTAGCAGAATCTAGAACAGTTCCAATTTCATTGCCTCTAGAGTCAAAAAGAACATCTCCGCGCTTAAACTCGTCACCAAATTTAAGAGTAGTGTTAGCTGGAGCTTTTTGTGTTTTAACCGGAGGCGGGGTTGGTACACCGTCATCTTCTCCATCTGTTGGAGAAGAAGATTTAGGAGCCCTAGCTGCATCGATTAAGGAGTCGAGGTCTACGTCTGTATCTCCGCCATAGGCAACGTCTGCTAAAACATCTTTAACTGCCGAATCCGCGGGGTCCTCCATGGATTTGTCAAACTCGTCTGGGTCGATTCCAGATTCTCTTAGTAGGTTTTTTGCCTCTTCTCTGTCTAGAGATTCAAAACCACCGGGAAGCTCTGCAATAGGAGAATTCTTTCTACCTTCCTCTTCAGCTGCTCGCTCTTCTGGAGTAAGTTCTCCTCTAATCAGACGCTCGTCGTTAGGAGTGATGTCAGTTCTAGTCTTCTCGATATCTTCAATTGTTGGAATGTCTTGGTCAGTAAGAGTTCTTTTGTTTCCAAAAATGTCTGTTGACTCTAGAGGGATTCCTTTTTCTTCCAAGAAGCTTTCTGGCAGCTGAGCTTTTACAGTGGAATCAAGTAGGTGGGAGTCAATTTCGTAGACTCCATCAAACATTCCCTTTTTGTTTCTAACTACAACTCTTGCCTTACCTGGAACACCAGTCGGCCCTGCGTAGTTACCGGTCAGTCCGACTCGGCGATTGCCCTTTCCACGAAGGATAGCTAGAACGGTGGCACCCATCTCAATCCAACGACCAGCTCGGTCACGGGGCTGAATTCTCCAGAAACCCTTGTTTGCACCATCGTTGAGACCGATTGCAGCGGTGATTACCGTTTGCTGATTATCCATGAAGTATCCTCTGTAAAAGGTGAAAACTACCTACAATTTTACCCTAATGATTGACAGAGTTAGTTAGGCAGTGAGAGCTTTCTCTAGCAGAAACATAGTCTGCTCGGAAAGCTGTCCTCGCTTAGCCATCAGAATCAATCTGGTGTTGGCGTGAAGTAGGGTGACTTCATCTACATCTGGAGACAGAGAAGCAATAATTGCATCTTTTGCACTGTCTGAAACTTCAGGTGCTCCGCCTAGCCACTCGGCGAGGCTTTCTTTGTCCTGGCTCTCGGAGTATGGGTGTCCCGAAGAAAGAAGTGGAAGATAGCGGGGGCTAAACTCCAGATCGTCTACAACATTAAAGGCAGTTGTAGCGTATTCCGCGAAGCTTTGAACGTCGTAGCGAATGGCATCGGCTCTTTCGTCATCTTCCAGATATGAGTAGTAGTTGCAGGCCTGCTGAGCGACCTCAACGGCGGTAGAAGCAGTCACATGCCTAGACTCTCCTACCTGGGCGTTGTAGTAGCTAATGGTGTCTGCTAGTTCGTCTGGAGATATGAATTGGTCCCAAGTATTCACTACTCGTCCTCTTTCTTAGGAAGTAAATCTGCGTCAGGGCTATCATACAAGTTCATGGCTAGCTCTGAAGCTCTTTCAAATGGGTCTACTCCCAGCTCTAGGGCTCTATTCCAAGACGCTCTAATGCTAGGGATGATTTCATAGCTCAGGTCTGAATATTCGGCTAGAGAGAAGATGGCGTGCTCGTCAGAAACGTATTCTTCCCTAGGCAAAATTCTTACAGTAGACGCTTCCTTTATGGCTGAGTCAATCATGTAGCCAGCGGCGGTTAGGGATGACGCGTTTCTCTTGCTTGACTTAGGGTGGCTTGCTGGAAGCAGGTCATTGTCTGTGGTGTACTTAGAATTCTTCGGGCGCCCAGTGCGCAGTAGGTGTAGATAAGCATTAACTCTCGCCATTGCCCACGAGTTTCTGTTCTGGTCTGGACGGTGGGAAGTAGAGAACGCTCCGGCTCCGCGGCGGTAGACGGCCTTGAGGGTGCGGACTGAAGTCTTCTTGGAAGCAGTGTCACCATACTTTTTGTTGTGGTTGTCGGCCTTCTCTTGGAGAGCTGATTCAACTTTCTTAGAGAAGGTGATTTTCTTTCCGCCAGCAGCAGAGCCCTTAGGGTTCTTCTTAGAGCCTTTAATTCTTTCGCTTGGCTCCGCAGGCTTAGAGCCAGCGGTAGCAACAATAGGTCCCTGATACACTTTAGCTTTTATTCCTTTGTGGCCTTGGCTAATTCTGGTTGCGCATCTGTGGTGACCATCAACCAGTTTCATTCCTTCGTCATCTTTGTAGACAATGATTGGCTGCTCAAAAGCCTGAGCATCTTTAAAGTTTGACATGTCTACAAATTCTTGAGTTGGAGTTAGGTCAGAGATTTCTACATACTCTTCCTTGTAGTTGCTCTCCATCTCCTTGATTTTCTTCTTAAGCTCTTCTTGAATCAGCCTTGGAGACTTCAAGAAATAATCTTCGACTGGTTTGTCTTTTGGATTTACAGTTCCGTCTGGTAGAACAGCAAAACGGCAAAGCCCGCCCTCTTCTGTTTCTGCAATGATCACCTTGCAGCCATTTGGAGCTTCCCAGAAAACACAATTGCCACACTTAACACCAATAGCTGCATTCTCAGCGTTCTCGGCTGCGGTAGTGTAGCCAGCCCAAACGCCAGTGTTGTCAGCGTTGAATTTTCCGTGCTTGTCTACAATCTCAAGTAGAGCAGTAGCTAGGTCTCGCTCTTCTGGAACTAGGTAGCCGGCAGCTTCCAGCGACTTTTTAACGGAGTGAGCATCGTCTCGCATTAGAGTTCCGTCTGGCATGTAGTGGTAACCCGGAGGGGCTGGTGGCAGCTCCTCTTTCTCTTCCTCTTCTACTGCCAGGTGTGGATTTACTTTAGGCTCTTCAATTTTGTCCATATCAAGTACTTCTGCCGGAGCTCCAGCCCCGCCAGAAGATCTAATAATAGAGCCTAAGTATTCAGACATTAGCGGATACCGAGAAATGCCTTAATCTGCCAGTTCCACTTCTTGTGGGTGTCAATGCGACCAGCTAGGAAGTCCATAAGACCCTGCTCGTTGCACTTCTCTGCCTCAGAAAATGCATCGTAGTGGCAGTCAATGAGAGCCTGGTTGACATTTAGAACCGAGTTTAGAAGCTCTGGAACATTTGCTCCGTCGTAGCGTGGCTCCTTAATAGTTGACATCTCAACGAAGTCAGTTAGCAAATATGGAGCTGCGTATCCAACCTTGAGAATGTTTTCTGCTAGTGGGTCGATTACCCCGTCAACATCCTCGTATAGCTTTCCGAAGAAGTCGTGCATTTCCGCGAAGTCGCCACCAAGAACATTCCAGTGATATCCCTGGTAGACGAATTTGGCAGTTACTACATCAGAAAGTAGTTTTGCTAGCTTGGCGGCTAGCTCTGGGTTTGGGCTGTGCATGTTATACCTCTGGTTCGGCTAGTGGTGGAGCTGGTGTTGGTCCTGTCTCTCCCTCGGGTGGAGAGGCTGGCGCTCCAGTTGCTTCTTGCAAAATTTGATCTATCTCTGGCGAAATTGGAGCACCGCTCTCTTGCATACTCTGCTCTCGAACCTGCCCCATAACCTCTGGTGCAACAGCCTGAAGCATGGCCTCGGTGAGCTCTGGAGTTACCATACCCTTTTGCAGAATTAAGCGAAGTGCAAATTCTTTTGGATCTGGAGCGTCTGCATCAGAGAATCCGTGAGCACGTCTCCAAGCGTTGTAAGAAACGGCCATCTTGTCGAATCCAGAGTCAGCATCGGCAGCTCGGTCATTGCGAGTTGCAACAAGGCTTGGGTCGTACCAAATGCAAAGCTTCTTGACTTCCTCTTCTGGGTAGCCATTGGCAACTAGGTATGGACGCAAGTACATAACAGTAAGCGCGTCAACTATAAGTAGCATCAGAGGCTCGATGTGTGCCTTGTAGAGGGCTTCATCTATTTGCATAGCGTTTGAGTACTTAACGTTTGCAAGACCAGTTACAACGTCCTTAGGAACGTCTAGACCCTGCATGATGCGCTCTAGTACACGATCTGCACGCTGGGCAAGCGCTGGGTCGAATGAACGCTCGAACTTAAACTGCTTAATCTTGTCGCCAAGTTCTGCAGGGCCGCGAATGATTAGCGGAACAACTGCTGATGCTGAATCTTCGTCCTTGATCGGCGTGGTCATCGCATCGATTAGTTGGTCCTCGAACTCGTCAGCCGCTTCCTCTGGGTTGTACTGCTCGTTGTAATTACCCTCTTCATCGTATGGATAGTCGGGATCGGGAGCCGCGGCAACGGAAAGACCGTCTGGAAGATAAAGAGCACCTGCGTTGAGGCGAGAACGAGCAGTCGCACGGAATGTTCTGTTTAGTAGTAGAAGTTCGGCGCAGAGGTCGAGTAGACCGCGTAGCGAGCTGTCTGCTTCCTGGCTGTAGCGTGGGTGTGCTCTCCAAATACGACCAACGTAAGCTGTGTTTGGTAGACGAACTACATCCTTATTTCCAGTAGAAAGGCTAGAAGCAATAGAAGTTCCACCAGAAATATCGCGTCGAGGATTAACGATGTAGTTACCCTTGGCATCTACCTGTAATTCGTCAACAGAACGGATGTCCCACGACTCTGGAAGCCCAGAACCTACACGCTCTGGAATCTGAACCAGATAGCACTCGCCAGTAACCTGCAAGTTAAGTGCGGCATCCTTTAGAAGACCTGGCTGACCGCCGTAAGCCGAGCTAAGCCGGTCAAGTGCACGCTGTGCAGCTGCAGCAAGACGCGGGTCAATAGCTTCTACCGAGCCAATGGGAGCCGGAGCCTCTGCAGGATTAGACACTGCGGCTGCGTAGAGGCGAATACGAGATACAACAGACGCCACTAAGTTAAAAGCGTACTTAACTTCACCGATTGCGTCGTAGTATTCCCACGCTTCGGTCTGCCAAGCAGTAGAAGCGGCCTGTCGACGAGCTTTGAAGTATTCCGCTTCACTTCTGTCGTCGAGTTTAACCTGAGCTGCGGCTGCAGTTAGTGGACGTGGAGCATTAAATGCTTGAGGCTCGGCATAAACGATGCCAAAAGAGTCAATTGAAACTCCTGGAGCCACACGAGTAGCGTTTTTAGGAACAGAGCTTCGAACTGTCGTAGTTTTTTGCTCTGTTTTTGGAGTTTCTCGCTTAAAAATACCCAAGGCGGGCTCCCTGTCTCTTACCGCTCGATCCAGGCGGACAAAAGCCCGACCACAGCGGAAATGGCCATGATTAATGATACCACAAAGGTAAATTGAGGTAGGATTGATGCTCCAGCGACGAGTGCAAATGACACCCAGAAGCCAGTGCACCAATTACAAGTGATTAGATATCCAATTTTTGTCATTGGAGACCATTTTTTCCAGACCCAATTTCTAAAACCATCCAAAATTGCATCTGTTGTGATTAGGTGAGTGATTCGGTATGCAGCTAGTGCAAGAATTACAAAATTTACTGTCGTTATATCCACTTTAGTCCTTAATCGAGTTCAGGGTTTGGTACGGATTCCATCCACGAAGCCTAGACCCGCAGCCGCAACCAGTATCCTTCTTGAATGCTAGCATTTTTCCCGTCTTGGTGACAACCCTAGAATCATTTTTAGGGTCTTCAGACGGAATGAACGTCTCATATGCCTCTCGAAATACGATTTGCGGCCCCTCCGGGGAGTCTTTGGCGACCAGGATATGCTCATCTGTCAGTATCACTCTTGTAACTTCTAAGTATCTGGACCCTGGAGTAGGCTCGTAGCTTCGCAGCTGCGAAACGTCTTCGAGTTCTCCCGCGGCGATTGCCGCTAGGTGACAGGGAAACCTGTCCATAATGATTCTGGTCACTATCTTACCCTAAAAATTCTGCCTGCAGGTCGGCTGTTCGGACTAGTAACTCCTAGCTTACGGTCTGCAAAGCTTTTTGCTCGGATTTTACCTCCGCTAAATCCTGGAGGCGGCTTAATAAGGAGAGCTGTAAGGGCATGGACTAGTGCGTCTACTCGGTCAGGTGATTTTCCTTCGCCAGGAATCCACGAATACATCTGAGACTCTAAGTCCTGCAAGTAGCCAACATGGTGAACGCGCTGCTGTTCGTAGGCTAGAACTGTAGGCTCCGCTCTTAGGGCTTTTCCATGCTTTGAGTGAACCTCAAGAACTTTAATAGTTGGGTCGATTGAGTTGATTGCGTTGCGTACAAGTGCGCCACCTTGATTAACTTCGGCAACGACGGGACAACCCCACTTACGAGCCATCTCCACAACTTTACGGGCCCAGGTGTCTGGGGAACCATGAATTGTAGCGTCTTCAAGAACCCAAGCATTGCGCTTAAAGAGGTCTGGTTCTGCAGTCGCAGCGCAGACAACAATGCCACATTCGTCGCGGGGATTCTCAGCAACAGAAGGGTCCACGCCGATAATACGTAGCGGAGTAATAGGAGGGTAAGCCACGTGTCTAGCCGCTTCAACCATTTCTTCATTCCAAAGTGCTCCTTCAATGTCGTCGAGCATCTCTCCATAAAGTTCCTGACGTGCAAGCGTCGTGCCTTCGTAGACGCCCATAATCGTGTCTAGGTAAGCCTGCGAAAGGTTTCCAGCATTGTCCAAGGTTGAACCCTTGGTAACAACAACCCTTGCCCCGTTTGGATTGTCAGTACGGGACTCTTCAATAAGTTTGTAAAGCAGCGGGACTCTCTTAGGAGTGGTGGTACAGATGATCTGTGGATTGCGACCAAGACGAGTGCCAACTCGCAAGTTGTCGAATGCGGTCATACCGGCGGCGTCTGGAGTCTGACGCCAAGCTGCAATCTCATCGCCCCAGGCGTGAGTGAACTGAGGACCACGTAGAGAGTCAGGCTCGTCAGCTGTGAAGAGCGTGGCCGTGTTTCCGTTAGGCCAAGTAAGGCGACGCTTAGAAGGCTCGTAGTGCGGCTTCTCGGAGGGGGGAGAAACGGCAATGATTCCAGACTCACCTTCAACGATAACGTCACGAACGTCAGCCGCGGTACGGGCAACAAGAGCAAAGCGACGCTGCCCATCTTTTGTAACTTTGGCCTGCTCGCGTACCCACTCGGATGCAAGGCGGGTTTTACCGAAACCACGACCAGCCAGAACTAGCCAGACGTTCCAGTCGCCATCAGGGGCTTTTTGCTCTGGACGCGCCCAGACGGACCAGTCCCAGACGAGAGACTCTGGGTCCATCCCGTCAAGAATTGCTAGACGCTCCTCCTCTGGAAGGAGGGCGAGCTGCTCCATAATGCTTTTGCCCATGTGTACTAGTCTATCCTTTTAAATCTTTCAATTAGTTTGGTTATCTCGTCCGAACGCTCTCCCTTGAGGCCCTTGGCCTGAGAGCCTTTGAAGAACCGGTGAGAGAAGTGCTCTGCAAAAAACTCTGCTGAGTTTATAGTTCCGTAGTCGCTAGGAACGGCAGTGCCTTCGGAATAAATCTCGTTTATAAGCTTTGCTTCGTCGCTTTGGTCGCCACCAGTGTTTTCTAACTTAATAAACGCGTTTTCTAATAGGTGGCCGTACTCGTGAGCGAAGACATGCTCGATGTCGTATATTTTCTCGGATTCTAGGAATTCCGGAGAGAACCCTATTATATTTTCCAGCTCGGCTAAGAACTGCTCCTCATCCATGCCCTCTGCCATTTGCTGTTTGTATCTGTCTTTAATTCTTTGAATAGCCTCTTCTCTAGAGGTGGTTATGCTCATGTGCTCTTTAGAGAAGTTTATTTTTAGATCATCTACGCCGATGGCATAGCCAGAAGCAACAAATTCGGTCTTTTCAAATTCCGAGGCCTCCCCGTGGTCGTGGGCGTGGCCCTCTTCCGAGTTAAATTTAAAGTTATCGTTATTTTGATCGGATAAAGATATTTTTATTGGCTGATTAAGGGGATATTCGTTATTTAGTTCTTTGTATTGCTCTAAAATTCTAGTGAGGGTTGCTTCGTTAGTTGTGGTAAAAGACTCCGAGTATTCGTTTGTTGTCCTGTCTTTATACTGGGTGTGATTCATAAATACTGACGTGCCATTTTCAAACTTATAGCCATCAACTTTTAGGCTGTTTATTTCGTCAAGACTGTCGTTTTTATATTTTTCATACTGATCGAAAAGCTTTGTATTTAGGAACGTATCTAGCTTAGAAGAGATCGAATCTAAGAGGTTGTCAGCATCAGAAGACTTGGAAAGAAACTCTTTTACCTCGTTTAGGTCTACCCCATAGTACCCAAGGAAAGCTTCTTCTGGATTCGACACTTCCCAGCCGACCGGAAGAGTAGAAGGGGATATAGACGGACCTTTTTCCAACTCCTCTAATGATTTCGAGACTAACTGCTTATATTTTTCGTCAGAAAGAATAGATTTTACGTTCTTTAGCTTTTCAGACTTAGTTCTGTCTTCTTCCTCTGCAAATATGCTTCGACCAAACTTGCTAGAAATTTCTGGTTGCTCTTCTACTACTGGAGTAGGGGTTGGGGCCGGTTCTTCTACTGGTGGAGTGTAGTCTCGAGTTCTGTGTGTAAAGAATGGTTGGCCAGTGAGCTCTTGAAGGGTGGATAGAGCTTTTAGGTGGTTATCTAAAAGATCGTTTTTGTAATCAACATCTGGATTAGATGACCACTTTTCTAACTTCATTAGGCTTGGCACGTTTAGCGCTACTTTCCCATCTCCAACGTCTATAAATAAGTTCTTTAGCTTGTTGAAGTTAACATTATTTCCAGAAGCTTTATATTTATCGTAAGCGCCCTGACCATGAAGTTCATCAAATTTTGTTTTAATGTCTGTAGCAGACAAATTGTATTTGTCAAGAAAGTCTTGAAGAGTGTCGCCTAGGGGCTCAACGGGATGAAAATTAAAATGCGACATAAGAGTGAAGTATCGAAATGGAGTAGCACCTGTTCCACGCGGGAACTCTTGATCGCTGTACTCAAAAAGCCAAGGCTCGTCCGGGTATATTGGTGCTAAATCTCCAACCCGCTTAATCCGGCCAGGGGTGTAAGCCAACTCTCTTCCAACGGTGACTGCAAACTCATCTTCAATTCCGCTATACCCGATCATTCCGTAAACTTCATCGGGTTTTGCATAAACTTCGTATCTACCATTAGCCTGCTCGTTTTTCTTTTTCGAGTTATAGTCATAAGCCATGTCTCTGTCAAGGGAGACATATCCGACTGCAGACTCTTCTTCTTCGTTTTTTCCGTTGACGGCATTTCTATAAAAAGTAATTAATCCGTTTGGATCAAGTCCAAGAACGTGCTTAGCGTAGGCTATATTGAGCTCTTTCATGTCTTGTGGTATTTCTGAAAGTTTATTTGGAGACTGAGTTTTTTCGTCTGTAGCGTAGTTAAGAACTGCTTCCCACATATTTTCTGCAGTTTTATATTTTTCCTGCAGCACGGGCTCTGCGTCAAAAACTTTTTTGTAGGCAAGTTTTGCGCCTCTAGCCATATCGCTGTTTTTGCCTCGGGCGGAGGTTAGACTATTTCTAGCAACCGGGAATCGCCCGTCTTCCTTTAAGACCCTGGCTACATACCGGAAAATCTCTTTTTTGGCCTCGTCTCCGCTGATCTCTGTCTTGAGTTCTGGCGCTGGCTCTGCAGTAGGGGCGTTTACTTCTTCTAGTTTTTCTTTTACGTAGTCGTCCGGGAGAATGGCCTCTATAGCAGTTATGTCCTCGGACTTAACAAGATAGACGCCCTTAGGAATGCGGGAATTGTCTAAGACCTCTATTCGGGCAAGGCCAGGTTCAACGTTTCCTATAAATTTGCCTAAAGCCTGAGCTTTTCCATAAACGCCAGGTAGCTCGATGTCAAACATAACTTCGCCGCCCATCTCGACGAACTTGCCGTAACGGTCGCGGAGCTGCTTGCGCCAAAATCCCTTATTGGCACCAGAATCTCCGGGGGTTATGTCAACCATTTATCTATTGTACCTTGGCGATTGCTCTCCCCCTTGGACTCGAACCAAGAACCCTTCGGTTAACAGCCGAATGCTCTGCCATTGAGCTAGAGGAGATAGTGCAAAAAGTATAGCACTAAACTAACCCTAAAGGGGTGTTGTTGACTAGTTTTTGCTACGAAATTTTTACAGCTGTAACAATAATTGAAGGAACGGCCGGGTGTTCTGTAGCTCCAGAGCCAGTCGGAAGCTCATATTCAATTTTGGTGTTAGCGCTATCTGAAGACCAAATAATCTCGTAATAGTCGTTTGGTGTAGTTACATCAACAAACAAATTCCAAGCAGCAACAAAATATGGGTTATTTGCAGTCAGTGCCAACTTAACATTGCTATTTGGAAGGTTAGATCCGTTTTTCTTTATCCAAATGTTGACAATAGCCCCGCCTTGAAGTTGATGCAGCTGAGCAGAAAACGAAATATCGTAAGTTCCAGTACTAGCAAAAACAATTCTTGAATTATTAGAAAGAGCTATGTCTCTAGACGTGCCTACATTTGTGTATGTAAATGCTTGAATAGAGTTTGCAGTAAAAGGCCCCTGATCCTGGATGCTATATGCAGAAAAGAATGGGACTAGTGGTGCGGAACCTGTTGGCCCGGTGGCGCCTTGAATTCCAGTTTCGCCGATAGCGCCGGTAGCGCCGGTAAGTCCTATGGAGCCTGTTGGTCCGGTTGGTCCTGCACTAAGCCCTTCTAGGTCACTGACTGTAATGTAACGATTAGGCTCTTCTATCAGGTCCTTGTACATGGATCCGATTATTTTTACAACTATGTCTTCGTCAGAGGAGACAATTTCGTCTGCAATGACCTTATATTCGGGAGTGTTATTAGACGACAAAATTATTCCTAAGGATATATCTCCCGGGGAAAGTCTATCAGTGATAAGTAGAGACGATACTAGCTGACTAGTAAAAATATAACACCCCCGCATTTCTGCAGGGGTGTTAAGAGTGAGAATCGGGATTGGTTTTTACCCGAACGGCCTCTCAGTTTGCTGTCAGTAAGCTCCCTTAGCCGACCAGACGTTTAGGTTGCACCTTGATCGCGAGATCCGCCTGTGCATTACGCCGCTGGACTGAGTGCCCGAGCGTTGTTCTGCCATACTCCAGCTCTCCCGTCGGATTGCTGTTAGATATAGATTAGCACAGATTCTGTAAGTTTGCAAACAACACGCCGAAAATTAAAGAGCTCGGTTATCTTTAATAATCGGAGTGTAAACCTTGCTCTTGCCAGACTTAGGCTTGATGTATCCGTACCTTGCAAGTCTAAACCGAATCGCGCCGTGAGTAATTCCCAGTCGCTTCGCTAGGCGGTACAAGGTCACGCCTTCAACCTTGTGTGCGTGGTTGAGAAGCGCTGTGTACTCTTCTGCTTCCTTGCGGTAGCGAGCGCCGTTAGCACGTACCTGCTGAGCGTAGGGCTGCAGCTCGAGAAGCTTTCTTAGCGTCTCTGCGCTTGGCTCTACGTACTCGCGCTTTGGACGCTCTGGCTTTACAGGTGGCTCTGGAATTTCAATGCCAAGCTTTTCCGTAAATTTTGGATCTGCGTTTGCAATTTGACGGATGCGCTCTCGGGTAAGACCGGAGGCGTTTGAAATTGCTTCGTAAGTCCAGTTTGCGTCAACCAGCTCGCGAATTAGTTGATCGCGGTAAGGAGCTCCTGGCTTTCTTTGGAAAGCAATCTCGATCTCTTTTGGTAAACGCTGGTTCTTTTTGATGTAGTTCTTTTCGTCGCTTAGTGTTGTCATTCTTTTATTTTTCCTTTTCGTTTCGTCCAAATCTTTTGGTGTATTTATTTTGTACCTCTGTGATTATAACCTGATAGTTTTCGATTTGCAAGGTCTCAGGGGTAGAAACTATTCGAATGTCAACAACGTTAATCATTGACTCGATAGTGTTTACCATTCTCTGCACCTCGTCGGCCATTGCTAGCTCGGGGCAGTAGATTTCGACCTCGCAGTCGTACATATCGAAAACGCCACTATGGGCGATTTGGTCTCTGAAATCGTCCGCGTCTCTTGAGATTATTTTTGCTGTGTAGCTTTGGGGCAACTGGGTGGTCCTTTCGATCGTCTATTTCGATGTCGTTAGCATCGCGGGGGTATGTTACAAAAAACAATAAGGCAAGAAGCGTTATTAGCATCGGGCCTGATATGAAAACCACGGCCGTGGCGATTATAAAAGTTATAAGCGCCGCTTCCATCTACTTCTCCTTGCCGGATAGAACTGCCAGCGCTACTGCGGAAATCGCGAGTGGCAAAGGCAGATGCTGATTTTGAAGCAGAGCCAAAGTAATAGACGCTACTACTGCCGTAATCGACAGAACGGACGTCCATACGATGGATCGTAGGAAGAGATAAAGTTTCACTTTCTAACCTTCTTTTTTGGTTGAACCACTCCGAGAAGTGGTTGTAGTCTGCGTCTTTTTCTCTTCTCGATGAAGTAAGAAAGCAGGAGTGGGATAACTATTGAGAAGCCTAAGGCGACCCAAGCTGCAATAATGTGTAGTTCCATGGCATTAGCCTAGCACTAGTAGCGCACATACACAACCGTAATACCATTTTTTGCAAAACCATCTACGGTTTCCATAACGGTATCAGCTGAATAGTTCTTGGCGTGTATAAACAGCCCACTTCCAACATAAACTCCAATGTGGAATGCACCGGAGCTCTTCCTGTACTTGAAGGCGACTAGGTCTCCTGGAATAGGGGCGTCTACTATTTCACCCTCGCGCATCTGCGCTGTTGCGGAGTGTGGCAGCTCGATGCCGCGGAACTTTTGGTAGAACCACATCGTCAGACCAGAGCAGTCCCAGCGTTTGGGGTCATCGCCGAAGCCGTAAGGAGTTTTTCCTACATAGCTGATTAGTTTTTGAAGAGCCTTATCCATGGTCTCGTAGATTTCGCGTTGCTCCGCGAGCTCCATAAGGTTTTGCTGTTTTATCGCAGTAATCTTGGCATTCTTTTGCTCAAGAGTTAGCTCTAGATTTTCAATTCGATCGGACAGCTTTCCGATGTTTGGAAGCTGAGCCAGCAAATCAGTCTTAAGT